TCGATATTCTCGAACCGGGTCTTCTTGATGACCTCCCGCGGGTCCAGCCGCCGGGCGGTCAGTACGTCCGAAATGCTCTTGTCGTCGTAGGAATGGACCCCGAACGCCTTTGACGTGTTGCCCTGCTTGTCGTTGTCCACAAGCAAAACCCGCTTGTTGTGGAGCGTTGCGAGGACGTGGGCCATGCTGTCAGCGGTCAGCGTCTTTGCAACGCCGCCTTTTAGGTTGATAATTGATATGGTTTTCACCGTCTAAACCTCCTTTTGTGGTTCTCCCGCTCGAAAGCGGGTCAACGCACGATTTCTACCAAACGCCCGTCGTTGTCCAGTTCGTACAGGAACTTCACCGTTCCGGCTTTGACGGAGTGCATACACACAATGTCGGTGATAGTCCGTTCAACGATAACGTCAAGCGTTCTGCCGCCCACCGCGCAGGCGTTCTTCCTCATGCCGATTTTGTCGCCAATCTCAAAGGGGCAAACGGCGTTGAATGCCGCAAGTTTCATTTTCTTTTACCTCCGTTTCGTTTGTCAGCGGCTCCCGGTCTTACTTCCGCCGCCGCTTATGCTTTTTCCGCTTTGGAGCGGGAGGGGCGGGCGGTTCCGGCTCCGGCTCCGCCGCTTCCTCGCAGAGAACTTCCAGTTCCTCCACGTCCGCCGGGGCGAACGTCAGGGACGCGCCGCCGGGGTCGTATGCTTGCGCCGCCCAATCCGCCTTGAATTTCACAAGGTCGTTTTTGTAGCGCGGGAACGGGTGTACCTGTTCGGCGTAGTAAATCGCCATCATCATTCTTTCGTCGTCCGCCGGGTCCCAATTATGCAGGTGATAGCTTGCGTGGTTGTCGTAGGCCCACAGGGAAAGCAGAACAACCAGCCCGTCGAACTCTTCGTTCGATCTCTGGATATTCTCAAAGTCCCGGTAGGTCAAGCCTTGCCCTCTGCATTCCTCCCGGATTTGTGGAATGCTCTTTCCGCCCGTTTTCAGGCGGCAACGAACAACTTTCGGTCGATAGTTCATGTATTTTCACCTTTCTTTCTCAACGGGCAGTAGCGCGGGGCCGTCTTCCCGTAGAACAGTAGCGGACCCGGCGGCGGGCATTGCGGGTGATTGCAGAAAGACGCTTCCTGCCCGAAATGCCCGACGTGGGCGCTGTTGCTGTTTCCATTGCGCGGGTATGTGTGGACCGATGCAAATTCGCATTCGCGGCACTTCATGTCGATTCCTCCCAATTCCACCACCCTTGTTTCCCGTGGGCGGGAATGGGCGTTTTGAACATAACCGGGTTTTGAAGCACCCACGCGAACCGCCCCGGCGAATAATCACCTAACAGGCGTTCCCGGTTATCCAAACTGTCCACAAGTTCTTCCACAGGCACGCAATCGACGATTTCAACGGTTCCGATGACTGCGCCCCGCGGCAGGTTTCCGCCGCCGCCTGCGGCTTCCAGTACGGCCCAAAACTCACCGTTCGTCAGATGCTTTGTCGCTTGCACTTCGTCCAGCCGCCCGGCGTGGACAGCGACGCGGCCCCGAATATGCGTCCGCCGGGGTCTGGTTTCATAATGCTTGACCCCTGCTACGATTGCGTGTGCGTAGGGCTGATACACGGTAAAGGCTTTCATTCCGTGTCCTCCGCCGCTTCCGCGTCAAACGTGGTCGTCTGGTTTTCGTCCGGCTCTTCTTCGTCCTCCGCCGCCGGGGTGGTGAATGCGCTCCGGGTGTTCAGGAAGTGGCGGCATTGATAGGACAGTTCTTCCAGTTCGTCGGCGAATTTCTTACTAATGACATAAGGCATGATGACCGCCGCCGTCAGGAACCCGGCCTTTGCGACGATGTACGAACCGCCCTGCGGCGTGGTCCGCTCGTAGAATTGCACCATGTCGATAACGTCTTCCAGCGGCGAAAGGTACAGGCTCCGAATGAATGTAACGCCGTTGTTCGTTTTCAGCGGTTTCAAGCGCAACCCGCCGTTGATAAAGGTCGTTTCGTACTCCCGAACCAGTTTGTCGCCCGCCGCCACGTCCTCGACGTTCAGGTGTTCCGGCAAGCGCTCATGCCGGAAAAGAATTTTTTCGCGTTGCTTCCCGGTAATATCGAACACGGCGCAGAAACTTTCTTCGTCCAGAATAGGCAGGCCGTCCAGAGGATAGAGGGCGTAGCCGTCGCCCAACCATTGTGTGATTTCTCCCGATCTGTCGATGCGGTCATACAGGTAATAAAGCCCGTTCGTCTTGCAGATAGAAAGAACCTTCGCCGCCTGCTCGTTCAACGCCTTTACCGCCGCCGGAATGTCGGCGCGGCCCGCGTTCTCCACTTCAACCCGCGTCACGTCGCCGACGTGGTACACGGAAACTTTACGCTTCTGACGGAACCCCGCCGCCGCGGTCGCCACAGCTTCACCCGCCGCGACAATCAGGACCACACAGCCCAGCCAAACCCAAAAACTTGAAAACACGAATTGCAGAAGTTCCATTTTATTTCCCTCTTTCCAGCCTTTCGGCGATATTCAAAATTCCGACGATTGCTTCACGAATATTTGCGTCCGTGTCCGCTGTGATGGACAGGACCCGCGCAATGTCCCGCAGTTCCTCCGCCGCGGCGATTTGGTCCGCCGCCGCGCCCGTTGCTCTCATGCAGTCGGGGCAGAGGGGCAGGCCCTCCGCCGTCGGTCCGCCGCATTGCTCACACTTCGTCAGCTTCATAGATAACGCTCCTTTACACCGGGTAGCCAAATACAATGACGGTTCCTGTCAGGACTGCGCCCAGCAGGAAAGCAACCCACAGGATAACCACGCCCAACAGGACGTTTTCAGCCCAGCCGCAGACGCGCAAGGCCCACTTTGCCACGGTCCAACATTGCAGGCGGCGGGTGTGTTCCAGCTTTTCAAGGCCCGATGCTCGTTTCATGTCGTAGGTCGCCGCTTTGACCTCCGCCGCCACTTTCGGTTGCAAACCCGCTCGAATGGTGAACAGCGCCCAATAAAGAACGATCAGCAGAATTCCGGCACGCATTGTCAGTCCTCCGTTTCCCGTTCATGCGCCCACACACATTCGGCGCAGTTTTCCAGTTCGCCCGTGTCGAGCGGGCAAGGCTCATTGTCGGCCCATTCAGGCTTCATGCAGTCATACTTCATTTCGTTTCCTCCGTTTCGATGTTTCGGCCCCGCAGGGCAAGCATTTTTTCACGAACCAGCTTATCGACGACGCGGCCCGGCGTTTTCTGCCCGCTCATAAGCATAAGGCGTTCGAGGTTGTAGGCCGTCTGTGCCGTGACGCGGACCGTCATTTTCTGTGTGTGCTGTTTTTTCATGGTGTCCCGCTCCTTTCGTGGTGGACGTAATCGAGGAATAGCACCGCCCCATTGAAGCGGACCCGCCATTGTTCGAGGTCCGCCGCGGTAACGTACTTTCTGCCGAAATGCTCTTTCATGTCCCGCCACACCGTCCACGGAACAAAGAAGAATTCGTTTCCAATCCCGCCGCAGACTGCGGCAAGCGCACCCCGCCGGGCGTGGCGTTCCAGCGTGTCCCGCTGTTCCTGTGTCAGAACGTCCCACTTCAAACGATCTGTCGTTGTGTACTTCGCTTCAAAGACTATGGAGCGCCCGCCGTCAAGCGTTCCTTGAAAGTCCGGCTGTGCGCGGGCGGTAAAGCGGCCCTTGAACTTTCCGTCGCGGCTCTTTTCCAGAACGCGGAACGGTTCAGGGGTTTTGTCTACGTCGGCCCGCTCCCGGTCAGAATAGAGGGTGCAGGCGGCTTTTATTGCACTCTCGAAAAAGTGGCCCTGTGCGTTGTTGACTTTGTTTTGATACCGCAGGGCGGCGCGTTGTTTGTCTGTCACGGTCCCACCCCGCTTCCCAATACGGGGCGGCGCGTGTGGTCGCCCATGCCCGCCATAAGCGCTTGAAGTTTGAACGCTTCGCTTTGGCTGATTTCCGCCGCCGGGATTTCTTCGGCCTTTTTGGAATCAGGCGGGAAGATGTCGTTCTTCATCAGGAACGCCGAATAGAACCGTTCCATTTCCTCTTCCAGCGCGGCTTTATAAAACTCATAGCTGAATTCGATTTCCAGCCGTTCCGCCGCGGTGCAGTCAATTCCGACTTGCTTTCGTGCGCGGCCTGAATAGGACCCGACGCACTTAAATGGAATATTCCCGGTCACGGTATAAATCACCTGAACCAGCAGTTTTCTTTCATACGGGGTCTTGTAACGGAAGAAGCACTTTTCCAAACGCTCTTCCGCTATTTCGGCTTCGTCGATGCCGTATTGCGTCATCAGCCTATCAAGCAGGGCGGCGGCTGACTGCTTTTCGCCGTCTGCGCCGCGGTTTGCAAGGGCTTGAACCTTGCGTATCTTCTCTAACAGGCGTTCCCGCTCCGTCATTGTCATACCTCCCATGTGTAAGGTTCCGTGCGGCACATATCGCAGAACGGGCAGAACGAACAAGCGTCGTCCGCCGTCCTGCGGTCGCAAATTTTCTTGATGACCCGCGCGGCCTGCTTCATTTCTTCGACTTCCTGTTCTTCCGGGGTCGGCTCATTTCTTCTCAGGATACCCGCCATGACTTCGCCGTAGCGGTCCCAACGTGCCGTCGTGGTCGTGAAGTAGCGCAATTCCGGGTTGAACTGCGCCCGCATTTTCAGGCTTGCAAGGATTTCACTTGTGATTTCGAGGTCAAGCGGGTAAACGCTGACGCGCCCGCTTTCCTTGTCTACCTCCCGGCAGACGGCAAGCAGTTTCAACCGCTCCCACGGCTTCGGCGGCTCCCGCTCGATTGCGTCCTTGCAGTCGCAGGGTTCGGAAGCGTCGAGGTGTGCGCCGCAGTCCGGGCAGATTTTGAACGGCCTTGCCATATTGAACAGCCCCTTTCTTTACTCTTTCTTTCGCAATTTCAGGTAGACCGCCCAGCCCGTGAAGTCGTTGTATTCGTACTGAACGCCGTAGTCATCGTCTGTCAGGGTCCAGCCTGGATATTTCTTTTCCCAAAACTCACGGGGCGGGTGTTCTTTCGCCCACTTCTCAATCTGACGGCGATTGTACTTGCCGTCGTTCGTCCGGCTGTACGGCCTTTCGAGGTTATGCGAGGAATTCCACCGCTTTTTCCCGCACCCCTGCTTCACAAGGTAGGTGCAAAGGGCGGCTATGCCGTTTTCGTCGGCTTGCAGGCGGTCGGCATTGCAAAAGCCGATTTTGTCGCCTTTTTTCTGTCCCTTGCGTCTGCGTTTTCTCCACAGGTCTTCCACAACGTCACGGTCAAGCCCGCCGTTCATAATGATGTGGTG